TTATTAAGTTGTTAATTCCTGCTGTACTATCAGGTGACTGGTCTAAGCTAAACAATGCACTAAGTAATAGCATAAAGAGTAATAAGTCTTTAGCAGAGTCTGGAGACTGGATGGCTTTTGCTGCTGACATTAAGTCAGCCTTTGATCAACTGACAGAGCAGGAACAAAACCTAGTGTTCTTGTTCTATGGTCAAGAAGTAGATGGTCAAGAGTTACACTCAACAGCAGGTGAAGACAAGCCAACAGCACGAGCTACTATGATGCAAGCCAATAGAGCACTGAACAAAATGGTTAAACATCTTGGTGGTCATATGCCATTCAATGACGAAGACATTAAAGAACAAGTAGCAGGAGAAGACAATGATTTGCATACTGTGTCGTAACGCTGCCGATAAGCGTGACGTAGATCCAGTAGACTCTAAAGTGCTTCACTCTTTATGTAAGAATAAAGGTTGTTTCTGTCAACACAGGCAATAAAAAAGAACCCCCCAAGGCGTAAAGCCAAGGGGGGATTTCTTTTATGTCTTACTTCTTTTTCTTACCTTTGTAGCGGAAGATCCACTTAGGATTAACTCCACCACCTATTTGCCAGAACGGTGTCTTCTGAGCTTCAAAGTGTAGGTGAGAACCTGTCTTAGCGTTACCCTCTCTACCCACTTCAGCAATCAACTGACCAATCTTTACAATGTCACCAGTCTTTACATAAGACTTCTTGACGTGTGCATAAGTGCAGTAGTAAGTCTTGAAGTGAAACTTATGCTTAATGGTTGGTGAGAACTTACCAAGTGCAGGACCCTGTCGTCCTACAGATGTAACAATACCATCCGCTACTGCATAAACTGGAGTACCAACAGGTGCTCCAAAGTCTACGCCTTGGTGCCAACCTGAGATCCATACGGTTCCCTTGGTTCCATAGGGACATGTTACCTTGGGATTCTTTACTGGATATGCCATACTAGAATCCACCTTTCTTTGCGATCCGATTAAGTTTACCTTTATTAGCTTGGATTACCTTGTTTCTAACATAGCCATTTCTACTTGCCTTGGTTTTGCGAGCAGACTTAGGAATATTTTTATCATTCCAATAATCCATATTACGTTGAAGTCTTTTTTGGGTAGTTGTCCTAGATCGCCTAATAGATTTTTGCTCTATATGATTATAGCTTCTAAGTTCTTCTGTATTTTCTTTCCTTTGACTTCTTGTTTGTTTTACTTTTCCAAGATGATCGTTAATTGTTTTTTTACTTCTAGGTCGAATTTCAGTTCCTGCTCTTACGGTCTTGATTTGTTGTGGCACTCTACTGCCCTGCACGATAACAAGTCGTCCATCCATGTTGACAATTTTTTGTCGATTAGTTTGTCGTCCAGTATTTGTGACCATTAAAACTTTTTTTGTTTTTGCAACTTTTACACTAGGTCGTGGACTAGTACGTGAACTAGATCTACGAGTACCAGCATCATTCTTAGCCGTAACAACAGCACGAGTACGTGGAGCATTCTTATTTACAGCTACAGCATAATTGCCAGTCTTCTCATTATATGTACTTAATTTTGCTACACTTGCTCGTCTTGTTCGTGGCGTGAACGCATTATATTGACGAAGATTCATTTTCCAATCTCCTCTTTCGTCTCCATAAATTTTCTTTTTACCAGTTAGATCATTTATCTTTTTGCCACCTCTGGGAGTTCTACGCACACTAGGCTTACGAACACCACGAAGTCTACCAGTGCCTCTTCCTGCACCACCTGGGAATCCACCACGTGGACCACCACCAACCATACCACCAGAACCTTCTGGCTTACCAACTGCCATTACTCTACACCCTTTCCATAACGTCCATCTGCTGGGTTTAACCAGTTAATTAGAACGGGAATAGCCGTTACAAGCCCTACAGCGACCACAGGAGGCACGTTAAGGGTGTTTGGGTTGCTAACTACCCAACCAAGAGAAGCAGCCACACCGACCTTTAGAGCGCTTCCTAGAGGGCTAGAGGCTAGCCAGTACAAAAAGTCTTCCATATTAGTATTTCCTAACTGTAACTAGTATTGTTCCACCCACACCAGGTGAATTCTTATCTGCCGAACTTTCACTTACGAATCTGATCTCTTCAATAATTGCATCAAAGGATTCACCAGTACGGTAATCAACCACTGAAACAAAATCACCAGACTTCTCAAGCTCTTCTAGCCTAGAGAATGTTTCGTATGCCCTACCGTTGTAGCCAAACACCATGTTATTCTTGTCCATCTCGGTATCAAAACATGATAACGGATATTGTATCAAGCGTTGACGTGGTGTAGCAGGTACAGCCTTTACTTGATAAGACTGCAATGTAGGATAGTCAGTGACTGGTGAACCATTGGTAAGAGTAAAACGTAAAGCAATCATCTCTTGCTTGCCAATTGGTCTAGAAAGCTTTACATCTTCTGCCAAAGTATTGGTATCTAGGCTAAGTAGATTATAAACTGCACCTGATGTATCAATAGTTTCAATACCAATACCATCACCTTCGGCAATAAGACCAGTAGTTTGCAAATACTTAAAGTGCTTAGGCTCTACCGTTCCGTACCGTATGTAACCAGTCTCTAGCCAACCAGATGCTCTGCGATTAGTAGTATGCTGACCAATCAATTCACCATTGTCACCCTCTTGGGTGACAATAACCAGTCGATCATCAATCATAAAAACACCAGTTGCTTCTGAAACTTCATCAGACTCATACTCAAAGTCATATGCGTAAGCAAAAGTTCCATCTTCAAATGGTGTGCCAAGATCAATACGAACAATTACTGCATGCTCAATAGTTCCTGGTGCTGTGGTGGATGCGTAAACGTACGTACCGTTAGTTACAAAACCAGTAACAGGATGATTGCTGCTGTAAAGTAGCGGACCGTACGTAATAGTCCCATCGACATTAACTGTTGCAACTCTAACTCCTTTATTGGTTCCAATTATAAGATACGAAAGATAAGATTCAATAACATTTACTGTTTCACCGTATGGCAACTGAGCAACTACTGAGGCTTGAGGCATATCAATAGCCAATGTTGCACCTGTAGAGTCAAACGGAATCTTCCAGATCTCGGAAAGTCCACCAGCTTTTCCTGCAGCAAAAACGTGTGACAAACCACCAGTAATAGAAACCCATTTCCACTGGTTGTTCATATGTGTAGTTTTGTTTGTTAAGCCAGTGATATCTGTACCAGTATTATGGTTGACACCAGTATGCATTGGATCATCAATATTATATATAACATTATTTAGACTTGCAAAAAGATAACCCTTGGCATACTTAAGAATAGAATTGCCTAGTGAAAAACCAGCACTACTATGCTTAAGAACTACGTCAGCAGATGTAGTTCCATCAACACTGCCACGATGAATAGCACGTTGGCACATTGCATAATAGTAAGTACCATCAGTGGTGATAGACACAAATGGGTCTGTAGCACCAGAGTTATGACCAGTTGCTAGAGATGTATAATTGTAAACAGTACCTGCTGAATTACCATTGTAAGAAACCCTACGCAATGCACCAAGTGCGTCACCAATTACCATGCACTGCGTCCCACCACTACTAGCAGCAGTAGCAACAATCTGTCCTGCTGCTGTACCAGAAGCTGGGTAAAGATGGAACGAATCTTTAAGTAGTCCTATTTCACCTTGTGTCCAAATGTCTATGCCACGAGAGTCATAAAACTTGTACTTGTTAGTATCGTCAACTGCTGGTTCGTAGTATCTGATACCTGCACCATGATGCCAAGATGTTTGCGAACGCAACCACCAACCCGTAAGGGTCTGTTCACCTGGCTCGTTAGAGTTGTCAAACTGATCCTTTTTGTACTGTGCCGTCTCACGGCGATAAGGTGAATCAGAGTTTGACTTTAAAACAAAACCAAGATTATTGATTGACACATCGTAGGCTACTTGGTCTAGGGTAAATCCAGTATCACCAGTAGCAGCAGATAAATCAATATTTAAATCTTCGGTAATATCCTGAGCCATAATTAGGAACCTATAGCAATCCAGTTGATTGGACAGGTAATGGAAGTTCCGCTTCCATTAATAAATCTAATTACAAATCCAGTAGTTGTAGCATCAGTTTCAAGACTAACTTGAATTACGGGAGATGTAGAAGAGAATGTCTTAACTGGAGTTAACACAACAGTTGGATTACTTCCAAAAGCAGTTGAAAATGGAATTGTTGAACTTGTTGTACTTGTATTTGCAGCAACAGTCATACTAGTTTGTCCACGTTGGATCTTTACGGTTGGCTTACTATCTAATTGATTCTGAATATTGCTAGTGGTGCCGTAAAGATGACTGACATTTGTTGCAGTAATGGTCAAACCATTTGCCGTAATTGGACTAGTGGCTGCACCTAAACTTATACTGCCGCCACCTGCAAGTGTAATATTAGGAGAAGCAAAACTTCCGCCAGTAAAAGTTGCAGAGTTTGCAACGGAACCAGTAACGGTAGCACCATCAATAATAGGTGAAGTAATTGAAGCACCAGTCGGAATTGTTACCGTACCTGTAAAGGTAGGTGAAGCAAGTGGAGCTTTGGCTGCAAGATCTGAAACTAAGTTTACTACTTGCGATTCCACAATAGACAGACCTGTAGCACCAGTGATTGCAGCTGGCAATGTAGTGCCAGTAATGCCAGATGCTGGGACACTGGTAGCGTTAATAATGCCACCAGTAATCGTGCCAGAGTTAGTGGTAGTACCAGATAAAGTAGCAGCTTGAATAGTTTTATTAGTCAAAGTCTGAGTCTTTGATGCACCTACAAATGCACCATCGGTAGAACCAAGACCGTGAGGTTCGTAGTATGTACCAGAGATTGAATCCAAGTAGCGACCAGTAGCAGTCATGTGTTCTTGAGGTTCTTGTAGATCACGTGCTGTAACCATGTGGCGAACCACTGCACCAACAGCATGTTCTCTTACAGTTGTATTATCCTGTGCGCGAAGAACGGTAAGAACATTTGCTGTCGCAGGTAAGCCTACAGGAGCGGTAACAGTAACAATCTCCTCAAGACTGGTATCTGGATCAATAACCAAAGTGTATGGATATGATGTTGGAAGTGTGTTTGTTGCAACACTATTTAATGTTAGAGTAGTAAAGGCTACATCTGCGGTAGCAAGGATGCCTAGTGTGCGTGGTTCTACTGTGGTTCTAAATTGACGTGGTGCCATGATTACCTCGTGAAGTGGATGCGGATTGGATTACGGTCAAAGAGTTTACGTGCTTCTTCTTGTAGACGTTGCTGATACAATGCAAGAAGATACTTAGCAGCGTTAGTGCCAGAACCATAGGAGCGACTAGCGACTTGAGATTGATGGTCAGCTTCTGCTGAGCCAAATGTAAGACGACCAGGATCAACAAACGAAATTAAACGTGCTGCTGCACCTAGCACAATTACATCCTTGCAGGATGCTGGAAGACCAGTAGTGCTTTCAAATTCATCAGTACTGTTGCTAAACGTAGAAGGATCTGTAGCGTATGTTACCTGTACGGTACGACCAGCTTGCACACCACTGTAAATGCTAATTGTATTTGGAGAATCAAAAGCATCAATGTTTGCCATGTTGTCTACACGGTAGTTGCGAATTGGAAGCCATTCTTTAGATGGACCAATAACCTGAAACGATACAGAGTAGACATTAATAGCATCATTTGGCAAAGCATACGTAGTCTTCATTGGCTGATATGGGAATGTGTACGTCTTAAATGCATACAGATCTGGAAAGACAGAAAGAATTGTTTCGTTAATTGCATTTTTAATATCTACAACTGGGAACGTAGGAGCAAAGCGGATACGTGTACCAGCAGCATAAGCTTTTTTGGGTGTACCATCAAAGCCACGACCATACTCTACGTCTAACGCTTTACCAATTCTATCAAATGAATTTACAAAAATTAATTCATCTTCTATCTCGGCAACACCAGATGAAATACCTTCTGCTGAAGCAACTGGAATAGATGTAGATGAAGAGGTAATTGACGAAGTCAAATATGTTTGACGATCCTGACGAAGGGTGTAGCCAGATAGTTTACGTCTAACTTCGTCTACCATAGTGCTAAAAGTTGCCATTAATTATTCCTAAGAAAAAGATGCAGCTGCTGCGTCTGCATCAAGGTTGCTAGTTCCTGCAAGAATATTGCAAACGCGATTTAAGCCTACACCACTTTTGTTTGCTTTTTTATTTAATGCGCCAACAAGACTTAAGCCAGATGTTCCAGCCCATACATTGGCTGCACCCTGTGCATCAAGAAAAGTTTTTGGATCTGTCTTACCAATTACACGATTAAGATTTAATTGTAAACCATTAGCCATTATCTATACCTTGCCGTTTTCTTTGCAATAGTTTTTGGTTGCTTAACAAACTGCTTACCTTTAGCAGTGCCAGCACGTTTAGCCCTAGAAGTTTTTTCGTATTCTTCTTTTGTTAAAGCTTGACGTGCCTTCTTTGGAAGGTAGCGTTCACCAGTAGCCTTCTTGCCTTGAGTGCTTGGTTTACCTGACTTGGTTCCCCACTCCTCCTTGGTCCATTTAGACAAAGACTTTTGCTTAGCAGTCTTAGGACCAGAGTATCCACCACCAGACTTCTTGTACTCTTGTGCAAGTAGTTGTGCTTTGCGAGCAGACCACTGACCAGGCTTACCGCCTTTAGATCCAGCCATAATCTTATTCTTTAATGCTTCTCGCTTTGATGGATTAGTGTAAGCCATTACCATTTAACCTTGTCTGCCCAGTATGCTGCTGACATTTTACCCTTACTGATGTTGCTGGCATGACGAGCCTTAAACGAACGTCTACGAGCAGCATAGGATGCTGACTCCCCCTTTTTCTTGGGGGAGCCAGACACACCCTGTTGACCGAAACGAATCGTCTTTACTTGTGTACCAACCTTAGCCACAACAACGTGTGACTTTTTTGGATGATTAGGTGTGCGCTTGGGCTTGTTGTAGCCTGATACACCTGCACGTTTTAGACGAGGATCAGTCATGTTACTTCTTCTTTGTATTCTTGCCAGAACTTAAGTTCATCTTTTTAATAGGAGCCAAAGGCTTTGGCTTCATTAGAGGCTTAACTGGCTTGGTTCCAGTTTTCTTTGGACCGATGTTTGACTTTCCCATGTATGCCATTACTTCATACCCTTCTTGGTTGATTTTGCATGACGAGGTGAAACACTTGGCTTTGCTCGGCGACCACCAGTACTACGTGATGTCACCGACTTAACAGTACGAGTTACTGTTCCGCGTAGTGTAGTTGGTGCTGCACGACGTGGAGTAGAAGCTGGCTTAGCACGTTTGCCAGCAGAAGATGACTTAACAGGCTTTTCCTTAGACGCAGATTTAGGGGCAGCATACTTTCCAGTCTTCTTGCTACCAGCACCCATTACATCTTTAACTGTAGAACGAACCGTGCTTGGCTTTGCTCGCTTGCCAGCAACCGCTCCAACCTTTTTAGCATTCATAATTCCTTTAACGCCACGAACTACAGCAACGCCAGTGCGAGCAGCCCGAACTGCTGGAACAGCAGATGCAACCAAAAGAATCTTACCTGCAATATCATCTTGCTTAGCGCGTTCGTTTGGATTTGTACGTGCCTTGTTAGCAAGGTTGCTAGTGGTTGCTTGACCTGAAATAGGACCACGTGCCCATTGCTTACCAGCTTCCGCACGTGGATCCTTCTTTGCGGAAGACTTAGTGCTTGATGGCTTAGTTGGTGCAACCTTGGGCTTAACTGGAGTAGTCTTCTTTGCCTTTGCCTTTGCTAGATCTGCATTTGTGTAACCACGAGTCTTGGTACCAATAGCTTTTGCAACACGGTCCTTGCCATAAAAACGATTTAATGCTTCACGCATGGATGCATCATTCTTGTACTTAGCGATAGCCTTTGTCGGGGTACCTTCTTTGCGAAGCTTATCCAACTGTGACTCAGTAACCTTAACCTTCATGTTAAAGTTCTTAGCCTTAAAGTCAGCTTGCTGCTTTGGAGTCAGACTATTCCAACCCTTACTTGTTGCCATTGTTACTTACCCTTCTTGGTTGTTCGTGGCATTGGTGCAATCTTTGGCACCTTTGGCATTGCATTTATTTCTTTAAGATTCATAGTCTTTGTAGTTGAACTATTCTTAAACTTAACCGTTCCCTCATGGTCATAATTTAAATGACCGCATCCACATGTCCTACACATTTATGCTCCTAGTGGTGATCCATATGCATAACCAGTTTGGTTACTAATATCAATTGCTTTTTCAATCTTGGCACGTGATGTACCATCAGGTTGAATACCCTGTGCTCTTGCTGTGCGATAGAGTTCAAGTTCTCCATCCCACTTCTTCTTTGACATTGACTTGTTGCTTGCGGCGTCACCAGGACTTAATTCAAGTGTTGTAACCTTGCAAGCAAAGCAACCGTCTACATACTCAGTATGGGTATGTTCATTACTGAACTTAGACTTAGGAACTTCAAAGAATTCTTTATCACAACCAGTACAGCCATACTTGGCTGGAATATGGTTGAAGTCCTTATCAAACTTCCAAGCAATAATCTTGGCTACGTGACTATGTTCAGACATTAATTAACCCTTAGACTAGTTTTGTCAATGCTAATTGACATGCAGCAATCTGCATATGTTTCGTGATCCTGTGTAGGACAGCCACTACGACAAGCCATTGAGTTCCACCTGATGTACGTCGATTGCGGTTTCTAGTGTGGCTAGTGCAGTTTCTGCCTGTTCGATTGCTTGAGCATCGTTCACATTGACCGCGATCTGTCGGTTGAGTTCGTGTTGGTATGCCTCAGCAGCGAATTGGTTGATTCGCTGAGTCAGCAGGTCTTGCTTCTGTTCGGGTGTTAATAGTGCGCCAAAGTCAATTGCCATTAGTTGTTCCTTACTAGGTTGGTATGTTGTCTAGGATTGTGGTTTCTGCACCAGATGCGCCAGCACGTACCACTAGTTTCATAGTGTTTACGTTAGTGCCGTCACGCAGATAGATGCGTGCATAACCTGCACCTGGGTTAGTTGCTGCTGCGGTTGCTTTCTTAATCGTGTACAAGCCACCACTGTTTAATACTCTGAAGTCGTTTTCTGCACCTGAACCGCCTTGCACAATGCTTGCCCGAAAAACACCTGAGCCGTTCATTGTGGCTACGGCTGTACCAAGATAGGTTTGCCACTCTTGCAAGTTGGCGGTCAGGGACGGATTGCCTTGTGCGACTAGTGGTATGTCTGTGCCTGCGGCACTTGTAAAGATTGCTCGCCTGTTTCCACGAATTACACCAGCGGAGTCTATTCGTGCAAGAATTGAACCTGCGGAGTCTTGCCACTGTTGCAGGTCAGCGGTTTGTGAGGCAGCACCACGAACAGTTATGCCTTTTTGAGTTGTACTGCCAGCAGTCTGCACACCAAGAGATGAACCAAGTGCATTGTTGCCACCGAAAGCGGCAGAGCCGTAAGCATCGACCAAACCGAGAATGGAGCCACTGGAGTTCTGCCATTCTTGCAAGTTGGCGGTTTGTGAAGCAGCACCCTTAATTACAGCAGCAACCCATAAAGATGATGAGGCTTGAACCGCAAACCTAGTAGTTGTTTGAAATCCACTATTAACAAATAGACCCCGCCCGTTAAGAACATAAGTGTGACCAGTAGCATCTACCCTCAAGGCATTTGTGCCTAACGGGTTCACTTCAAAAAGGTTAGCAGTCTGCCCACTAGCACCTGTAACTACCAACGGAATTACCGCGGCACTTGCGTTTGTAATCGTGTGACCGCCAACAGTAAAAGCATTAGCCGAACCAGTCAAAGCAACACCAGTCAAAGAAGTACCAGAACCACTAAAAGACGTAGCAGTTAAAGAACCATCAGTAGTTAAAGCATTAACACCACTACGGTACAAAAAAGTGTCGCGAGCAGAACCAGAAGAACCCCACTCAACCTTGCCAGTATTCTTAATAGCAAACGGAGCAACACTAGAACCAAGACCAGAAGTAACCGAAGTGTAAAACGTTACAGAATCAGAAGTAGTATTATTCAAATACAATGCAGAATTAGAACGCAACACTTTTGCTGAAGCACGAAACAGTTCAGTATCTCCACCAATAGTGATACCACCAGTAGCTGTAGTCTGGGGCAACTGCAACTGACCATTAGGGTTAAGAACAAGTTTCTGAACACCAGCATTTTTTAGATTCAACAAATTACCAGTAGTAGCATACTTGATGCTATTATCAGCAATCTGATAAGTATCCATGTAGATACCTTGGGTTGTAGTTGCATCACCTGCTGGACCACGAGTAACATCACTAGCCAAGTTGATAGAAATTGCTGCTGCATCAGCATCCGAACCAGACTCAGGCTGAAGATGGGCAACCTTCAAAGTTCCATGACCATACTCTTTGCCCGACACCCACATAGCAGAAGAATCAGGATTGTCGGAAACAACATTCAATGCAGTAATGTTAGAACCAGAAGTTGCAGACAAACGAGCAGTTAACGAATGTGCCTGACCAGACTGATTAATAGCCAATGGCACAACGCCAGAAGCACTATTAACAATAGTCTGTGTAGCAGTTGGATTAGTTACAACTGAATAAGGGTTAAGCGGTCCAGTAGGACCAGTAGCACCAGTCGGACCTGTAGCGCCAGTCGGACCCTGTAAACCTTGATCATTAGAGATTGTTACTGTAGTGGTTTCGGTAGATTGATCTACCGTAATGTTAATGACATCTTCAGAAATGCTAACATCCGTAACATCCTCATAAACCGTTACGTTATTAACGGTTTCATAAATAGTTACTTCAGTAGCCATTAGCGTGTCACCTCAGCCTTGACAATAAACTTGCCTTCAAGGATTGCCTGTGGATTACCAGATCCATCCGTTAACTCGAAATCATATACCCAAGTACCAGCAGGAAGGGCAGCCATACTAGAGCCAGAAACCAAAACAAGAACATCACCATTTACACTAGAAGCATTGAGCGTAATGTTAGTAGGACTAACAAGATTAAGAAGAGTTGTAGAAGAGTTAACTGTTTTACGAACCTGCATAGCAGCAGAGTAACCAGTTAGATTGGTGCCAACACCATTGGTGGCAATGTTGAAACGGAATCTAAATTGAGAACCCTGACGAGCTGTAATGTTATGTGTGCCTGTAGCCATTATGCTTTACCCTCAACGTGATGTTCGATGTGCTTGTCTAAACGATCTTCTACTTTATTTAATTGGTAGTTTACACCATCAAGTAAAGTTTTAATTTCAATTACAGTCTTAGCAATGTCTGGTAAAGATTTTCCACCATTTGCATTTGGTTGAATCGGATACGTATGTTCCCGAATAAAATTCTTCAAAGGAGTTACAACGAGCCACTTGCCTAGAACGATTGCCAAACTGAAACATGTTGAAATAATCCCTACTATTGCCGCTTTGTCTTGTATTGTCATTACAAAG